AGAGTGTTCCCAAGCCCGGGAACTGGGTGCTCTGCGGCGTTGCAGCATGATTGATTCTGCGCTGCAGCATGGGTGTGGCTGGCGGTGTCCGCCCCCAGCATCACTGTGGTTGAGTATGTGTATGAATTAAAAACTATGTGTGTTGTAGTTAATTCTTGACGTGTCAGTAAAATTCATTAAAAGTGTCATTTTTAGACTCATCAATTATGGGATAGCAGATGATATTATCAAAGGCAGAAGCATACGAGTTGGGGAATGCACTTTTAGATGCATCCAGCAGTATTAATAGCAGTGAAGGTAGATACTGCATTTGTAAGATGGACAGCGGAGAGTTGTTTAGCTTCAAGTGTAAGGATAAGGATGATGGACACGACAACGGATTCAAGACCATAGCAATGGTTACTATGTAGTAATACATCGACGTGTCAGTAAATTAAGGGGCTTTTTAGCCCCTTTTTCTATGAAAAAAGGCCCCGCTGAAAGTAAGAAAAGCGGGGCCAGTGAGGCGTTGGATCTAACCAACAGGGAGGAACGAACTAAGGGAGGTTAGCTCGTATCTGCACCTTATCAAACACCCATATAAGTGTCCATATATATTTTATGTTGACTTAGTTAAGTGTCCAATGCATGTTGGCGGGGCTTATAACTACGTGAGGTAAAGGAATGAAGAGACACTATAAGTATATGCAAAAGGTCAAACTGAAGCACGGTATGATCTGGGTCATCAACCCATCGAAGGCAGTCAGGAAGGCGCTGGGCGTTGGGTACGAGAAGTATGATACATATCAAGAGGCCAAAGAAAGATCAGTTCAGATAGAATTGGCCTTCGATGATTACAAAAGAACACAGCGTCCTAATAAGAAGCTGCACATAGAAGAAGACACAGTAGATTCACTGTTTCAGTTCTACACCAGCCGGGATGCATTCCAGAGTCTGTCTGAAAACAGCAAGAGAACGTACAGGTTTCTGTACAAGACAGCATCTGATCTGCGTATAGGTCAGTCCAACATACCATTTGGGCGTATGCTTATTAAAAGTGTGAATGCTAAAACTGCAGACGATCTGTTTTTAACACTGAGAACAGAGAAGAGCGATCATCGTGCCAATAGTGTGGTCAAGGTTCTTCGTAGAGTATGGTTTGTAGGCCGTAGAGGTATCTTAGGTGATGGTGCATCTAATCCATTCCAACAGATGGGCTTAAAGAAGCTAAACATCAGGCGCACAAGATGGATGCCCGAGGATGTGGATGCATTTGTGTCTAAAGCAGATGAACTAGGCTATCAGTCTATAGGTACACTAGCCCTGCTATGCTATGACCTGTGCCAGAGGCCCGGGGACATGCGTAAGATGGTCTGGGGTAACTTCGATGGTGAGGTCTTTGCCTTCACTCAGGAGAAGACAGAAACTCCACTGACACTAGAATTATCCCCACGCCTCAGTAATCGGTTTGCTGATATAGTACGAGGCGAGGATGATGAATACATCGTCAAGTATGAGGCCACAGGTAGGCCATATGATATGCGTATGTATGCCAAGGTGGCACAGCATGTAAGAACTCAAGCCAAGTTAAGCTCAGATCTACAAATCAGGGATCTTAGACGCAGTGGAGCCACAGAGATGGGTGAGGCTGGATGTACTGAGGATGAGATTGCCGCAGTAACTGGCCACACATCACGTCAGATGCTTGAAATATACGTTAACCCTACACGGAAGATAGCTTCCCGGGGAATGCAGAAGAGGTGGCAGAATGCCTGAAATAAACGTGGCTCGGGCAGAGTTTCAACGTGAGTTGGAGAAGATAACAGGATGCAATCAAGTCCAAAGCTCTCAACTCACAGAACGATTAATAGATCTGTTTAGCACATTGCGAACTGAGATCAGAAAGGTTGACAGTGGCAGAAGCAATCCCCCCATCAATAATCCGTGAGTTAGAGTTCTTAGGTGTACTGGTCCACATGCCACCCTACACCAAGCTGAAGCCTGACTTTGATCGTAATAAACCGAAGTATGAATATAAACCAGTTGTACTGGATGAGAATGGAGAACCACCCTTTTGATACAAGTAACATATAAAGACCACATGGGTTCAGATCTATCAGTTGTGAATGCAGCTCGTGTATCGTTTGGCAAGGAGAAGGAAGCTCTGGGCTACACTAAGATTGGTGATGGTCCAAGCATTCCTGTGATCCATGATACAGATAAAAGCCTGATAAAATATCTGGCGAAGCATAAACATATGTCACCCTTTGGTCATTCGTTTGTATCCTTTCATGTTAAAGCTCCGATCTTTGTAGCACGTCAGTTGGTCAAGCATAAGTTCCTGCGTTGGAATGAGATCAGTCGTAGGTATGTAGATGATGAGCCTGAGTTCTATGTGCCTGATACTTGGCGGGGCCGTAGTGCTGATAAGAAACAAGGTAGTGAAGGTGTTGTTAATCTAGGCGAACTAGATCAATGTATAGTAGACGATTATCCCTACATGGCATTAACGGCATATAAGGCACTGTTAAATAGCGGAGTATGCCCCGAACAAGCCCGTATGGAACTACCACAGTCTACTATGACTGAGTGGATATGGTCCGGTAGTCTAGATGCTTTCTCTGATATGTGTAATCTTAGATGTAAGCCAGACACACAGGCAGAGACACGAGAGGTAGCTAATCAAATTGATCGTAAGATGATTGATCTGTTTCCTGTATCTTGGGATGCACTGACAGATGAGAAAGATATATGATATGGAATACTTTAAAAAGATTGATGTTAGCTTTGAGGCCAAAGGAGTGGCTGCGGGAGACGTAGACATTGTTAAGTATGGTATTAAACGTGAGGGTAAGTTTGAGGGTATTGCATACAAGAACTGTATCATCAGCCATGAAGCGACAGCTAGCCTTCTAAAGAGAATACCTATACCAATGAGGCATAAGTTTGTGCCATTGCACATGCATATCAACAGAGACATCATTCCGCATGTAGATAGTGGTGTGTGTACCGTGATCAATTTCTATGTAAAGAGCGGTGGATATACTACAGACTTCAATGTTCCAAAGGATGGAGCCAAGAAGTTGAAGTTAGATAATCAAACTGATGGATATGCCTACAAGTTTGAGGATGTGGATACTATCGCATCCTTTGTAGCTGAAGACGGTGATGCATACATACTTGATGTCACAAAACTACACAGCGTTCACTCAGGAACTCAGAAGGACAGAATAGCTATAGCACTATCTACCACGCTAGACTTCGATTCTGTCTGTAAAATTTTAATTGACGGGTAAAAAAGACAAAATATGTCAACACAACACAAAACCAGAGACAAAAGGTCAATGATTTCAGTTAGTTGGTTGCGGGAGTAGGATTTGAACCTACGACCTTCAGGTTATAGGTCTATTTAATGATATCAATAGCTTATATAACCTTAATGATTGTGTTCCGATAACTCGGTGTCTAAATTAACACTAGACAGATGGTTTTTTCTTGGTATAAGTGAGGGGCCGCTAGGCCCCGAACTAACCCCGATAGGGTGTATAACAATGAACTATACTAGAAGTGACCAAATAAGCATAATCAAGTCTATAACCCTTAGAGAAGGGGATAGTAAGACACTAGACTGTCCTTTCTGCTATGGACGTAAGAAGTTCACAATCAGTAAGATCGATGGACGTACAATATGGAATTGTTATAGAGCATCTTGTAGAATTAAAGGTGCATATAATACGGGGCGGTCATTAGCTGCTATTCAAAACAATCTAAATGGTACTGTTAAGAGTACGATTAAGAAGACTAATCAAATACCACCAATATTATCTGGTATAGATAACAATCCTGATGCAGTTGACTATCTAAAGTCTGTTAACTCCTATGATGCATACAAGCAGGGACTAATAAGAATACAATACTACCCTGCCCGTAACCGTGTTCTATACTTCAACAACGATAACACAGGTGCAGTAGGCAGATCACTAGATGGTAGTAATCCTAAGTGGATGAGCTTTGGTAATACTGAAGGTGGAATACAAGTAGGTGATTCCAGTACCGCTGTAGTAGTAGAAGACGTAGCATCAGCCTGTTCAGTAAGTAGAGTTGAAGGTGTGTGTGGCTATGCCCTATTAGGAACAAACATTACAGCACCTATTAAATCTAGGCTAAGACACTTTAGGTGTGTAATAATAATTCTTGACAAGGATGCTAGTTCTAAGGCATTAAGATTAGCTAAGAGTTTGCAGTCGCACATTACAGTGCAAGTCAGACTTACAAAAGAAGATTTAAAGTGGCTTGATGTTGATAGTATAAGCCGCCTGTTAGGAAGGTAACTGTGCTTTTACCGAGTATACCACTGGTAACAAATTTTGATGGCTCCTGCTTTGGTAGAAGAGCATCCAGTTGGTCTGATCCACACCAAGCCCCCCCCCAATGTATTTTGATGTAGACAATTAACTACAAAACATTAATAGCATTATTATAAATACATTACGGGATGGAAAAACCATGAAGGCGAGGGCCATAATACTTATAGACCTAGAATTTCCTAGTTTCAGGGAAGCAGGTTTGTTTCAAGACAAGATGGATGATGCATTAGAAGCATTAATCAAAGATAACGGTCATGTTGTATCTACACAAATGGATTTGAAGGAAAGAAGGGGCGACCATGCTCCTGACATCAAGAGGATGAAGTTCAGAAATAACTAGATAATTCAACATACAAACAGAATGAATGCCCTGTCTTCGGATGGGGCTTTTTTTTTGATTTGATCCGTGTTACTAGGGACACCTAACAATACTAAAAGGGAGTCTAACTAGGTGGACCAATCATTATTAAAGAACCTACTATCGAGCGAATTCTACAACGACAACAAGTCTAAATTAAAGCGATCCCTGTTTTCAGATGAGGCGGCAGACCTCTATGGGATACTGTGTGATGCACACGAAAAGTACCAACACGACCTTTCAACCAAAGAGCTGATGATCCTGTTTGATCTTAATTACCCTGTGGCTACTCGAGCCGAGAAAGAGGTAATCGAAGACCTGATTGGAAGCATACAGAACGCCCCGGATGTTTCTCCTGACGTGGCACATGATGCTATCGAGAACCTGTGGCGCAGAGAGATTGGGCGAGAAATTGCCGACGAAGGCATTAACATGACCAATGGTCATTACGAAGCCATGAACAGAGTTCGTAGCCTAATTGAAAGATCCATTGATGGATATCTACCAGATGACTTTGGTGATCCTACTACAGACGATCTTGATGAGCTTCTAGCTGAAACAGGTGATGATGCTCGATGGGCATTCAACATCCCTACGCTGGGCAGGAGTGTCTACGGCATTGGTGCTGGTGAGTTTGGTATCATCTTCGCTACACCTGAAACAGGTAAGACTGCCTTTGCTATCAGTTTGATTGCTGGTCCCGGTGGATTCTGTGAGCAAGGCGCTAAAGTTCTGTACCTCGGCAATGAGGAGATAACAAAGCGGACTAAGCTACGTGCCTATCAAGCGTGGACAGGCATGACCCGTGACAGCATCGTGCAGAACCCTGA